CGGACAAGGGCGTCATCTCTGGCCTAGCCAAGCGCGTTAGAGACGCTGCGCAACAAGGCAGCGGCGACGTGTACATGGCTTATATGCCGATGAGCCACGTTGGTGGCGATTTTTCCACCATGATGACGGATGCGTTGTTGCAACAAGTCAGAGGTGCAAAAATAAGCAAAAAAGTCAAACGAGAGTTTGACAACGAGGTTAAACTACACAGACCCGAGTGGAAGGGAATCGACAGCCCAGAAGCTCGAGCGCAGCTCAATGAAAACGGCGCTTTGCGGCACGCTTTTATTGATCGGATGGATCTTGACCAATTTAGAGCAGCAGGTTTTCCAAGTTTGCCAATAACTCGAGCGGCAATCACCGAACAATCATTGATGAATGTACCAATTCACGGTGGCGGTCTTTCGATTGCAAAAATGGACCCAAGTGGGCGAATTATTTCTAATCCTGTTGTTCCGCACACAACATATAATACGCAGCTCGGTGGCCAATATGTTGGCGGGTTTGATAGACCGGTTCCACGAGACTTTCTGTTTTCAGACTTTACTGCGGCAAGGCGTGCAGCCGGAACAGATCCATCTGGGGATATGAGGTCATTTAATTTGTCAAACCCGATTCAAAGAGCGGATCAGCGATGGCTTGACAATGTGATGAAATACATGGAGAGCGGACAATGATTTCTCAAAAACAAGAGCAATACGAGCGTTTGGTTGAATACATTCATTCGGCCATTGAATCTGAGCAATCAGAACCAAAAGAGTTTTTGCCAGAAACCGAGCTGCGTTTGCGCTTGGTTTACACGGCTTTGCGCAGGGCTTTTGACATTCCCAACCCTGGTTGATTGGTTTATTTTTTCGCCTATAAAAGATGATTCCTCCGCACGTTCCTACTGAGACGTCGAAAGCCAAGGTCGAGCAGACTGCTGGACTCGGCTTGCCGCAGGATCAGATCGCGGCTCTCATCGGCATCAGCGCTCCGACGCTGCGTAAGTACTACGAGGTTGAGCTGGCCGTTGGCAAGGCTAAAGCAAGCGCATCCATTGCCGACACGCTTTACAATAAGGCGATGGCTGGCGACACCACGGCGATGATCTGGTGGTCCAAGGCCCAGATGGGTTGGGGCGAGCGCAACACGACCGTTCTGAGCAACCCGGATGGATCGCCGGTTGAGGGCATCAAGGTTACCTTTGTCAAGCCAAGTGAATGAGCTTGACTATGCCGTATCAAACGCCGAGTTTCCTGAGAAACTTTCGGTTCTTTTTGATAAACATCGCTACAAGGTAGCGTATGGCGGTCGAGGTGGCGGCAAGTCTTGGGCGATTGCCCGAGCGCTGCTAATCATTGGCGCATCAAAGCCCACTCGCATTCTCTGCGCTCGGGAATTCCAGACGTCAATCCGCGATTCGGTGCATAAGCTCTTATGCGATCAGATTGAATCGTTGCGATTGCATGGATTCTATGAAATAACCCAGACGTCAATCAGAGCTAAGAACGGCTCTGAATTCTTTTTTGTTGGACTCAAAAACAATGTCTCAAACATTAAATCGTTTGAGGGCGTTGATATTTGTTGGGTCGAAGAAGCGCAATCTGTGTCCAGAATGTCGTGGAATGTGCTAATCCCAACAATTCGCAAACAAGATTCAGAGATCTGGATCAGCTTCAACCCTGAGCTTGAGACTGATGAGACGTTCCAACGCTTTGTGGTGCATCCTCCTGCTGACTGTGTGGTCACTAAGATCAACTGGAGCGACAACCCGTGGTTTCCAGAAACCCTAAGAGCTGAGAAGGACGCGCTGAAGGAGCGGGACATCGAGGCTTACAACACGGTTTGGGAGGGCATATGCCGGCAGACTGTCGACGGTGCAGTATTTGCCAGGGAGATGCAGGACGCTGAGCTTCAGGGGCGCATTGGACGGGTTCCGTTCGATCCTAGCAAGCCAGTCCACGCCGTGTTTGACCTTGGATGGTCTGACGCAACTGCAATTTGGTTTTTGCAATTTGTCGGCATGGAAACGCGCTTGTTGCGTTACATGGAGGACAATCAAAAGACAATCAGCTATTACCTAGCGCAATTGCAGACGTTTGGATACCATTACGATACGTTGTGGCTTCCGCACGACGCTGAGAATAAAACCCTGGCCGCGGCTGGCAAATCTATTGAGGAGATTGTCAGAACGGCGGGATACAAGACCCGAATCATTCCGAGAGTGCCAATTGCTGATTCCATCAATGCTGCGAGAACTATTTTCAACAACTGCTGGTTCGACCGAGAAGCTTGTGCAGAAGGTCTTACCTGTCTGCGCCACTATCGGTACGAAGTCGACCCAGAGACGGGTGGATTCTCAAAGTCTCCCCTTCACGACCATTATTCGCACGGCGCAGATGCGTTTAGATACATCGGATTGATGGTCAACGAGCCAAAGCAACGTAAAAAGCAACAGACATTTACATTACCAACGAATTGGATGGGTTGATCATGGCGAACTATCAAAACGAGGGCGAAGACTCCCGCATTGCCGATGCAATGAAATTTCTGCGTCTGGCAAGCGAGGCCGATAGCGTCAACCGTAGCGATGCGTTGGACGATCTGCGCTTTGTCAGCGGCGATCAATGGCCAGTTGAAATCCAGAACAGCCGGAACTTGGAAGCCAGGCCGTGCTTGACGATCAACAAGCTCGACGCTTATTGCCGGCAGATCGCCAATCAGCAGCGCCAGCAGCGTCCACGCATCAAAGTGCATCCATGCAACAGCTATGCAGACAAAGAAACTGCCGAGGTTGTCGAGGGTATTTGTCGGCACATTGAGATCAACAGCGACGCCGATAGCGCTTATGACCGAGCGTTCGAGTCTGCCGTCAGAATGGGCTGGGGCTACTGGCGCGTGGTCACCGATTACGTGTCTCCTGATTCGTTTGATCAGGAGATTTACATCGAGCCAATCGAAAACCCGTTCAGCGTCTACTTTGACCCCAACAGCACGGCGCTGGACGGCTCGGACCAAGAGCGTTGCTTGATCACGACGATCATGAGCAAGGACAAGTTTCGGGATATGTATCCCGACGCTGACGATGGCGGCAACTTCTCGGCTCGAGGCGGTGGCGATAGCAATCCAGAATGGGTTACCAAAGAGGATGTGCGGATCGCTGAGTACTTTTACATTGAGCGCACGCCGGCAAAGCTCTACCTGTTGAACGACAAATCACGTTTGTTCAAGGACCAGCTCCCGAGCAAGGAGTTTATGGCTGCAAATGGTCTTGAGATCGTTGGCGAGCGCGACAGCTACAAGAAAGTCGTCAAGTGGTGCAAGCTCACCGCGATGGAAATCCTCGAGGAGCGCGACTGGCCAGGCAAGTACATCCCAGTGGTGCCGGTCTACGGCGGTCGGATCGTCATTGACAGCAAGTCAATCAAATACGGTCTGGTGCGCTACGCCAAAGACCCTCAGAAAATGTACAACTTCTGGCAAACCTCGATGACCGAGGCGATTGCCTTGGCGCCGAAAGCCAAGTGGCTGCTGGCCGAAGGTCAGGATGAGGGTCACGAGACTGAGTGGGCGGCGGCAAACATCAAAGCCACGCCGGTGCTGCGATACAAGCAGACCGACATTGAGGGACGCCAAGCGCCGGTCCCGACGCGATTGCAACCAGAACCACCACCGCTGGGCATCATGGGCGCTGCCGAGGCTGTCAGCAACGATCTACAGCAGGTTGTAGGCATCTTTGATCCAAGCCAATTGCCGACCGGCAACGTCAGCGGTAAAGCGTTGAATGGTCAGCAACAGCAAGTGGATATGACGAATTATCACTACTACGATAATTTGACCAAATCCATTGCCCAGACTGGTCGGATCATTCTTGATCTAGTGCCGAAGATCTACGACTCCGAGCGCGTCATGCGAATCATCGGCGTTGATGGCAAACCAGACTTGATCACGATCAATGAAGCCTCCCAAGTTGGGAGAGTCTTGAACGACGTCACGGTTGGCGAGTACGACGTCAGCATGGACACGGGTCCTGGCTACGCAAGCCGGCGCATTCAAGCGGTCGAGGCAATGATGCCGTTGATTGGTGCAAGCCCGGAGCTGTTTCAAGCCGCTGGCGATCTGGTATTCCGACAGATGGATTTCCCTGGTGCGGAGATCATTGCTGACCGGCTGGCCGCCGTTAACCCGTTGGCGCAGATTGACGAGAAGTCAGATATACCGCCACAGGTCCAGATGCAGCTCGCCCAGGCCAAGCAAGCCGTGCAGCAGATGCAGCAGCAAATGCAAGCAATGCAGCTCGAAATCAATAATCGTAGTGAAGTGGCGCAGATCAAAGAAGAAGGTGCGAATAAACGCAAGCTCATGGATGTCACCGCTCGAGCGCACAACACTGAGACAATGGCCGAGGTTAAAGTCAATGACCAGAACACCAGGTCGATCACGAGTCAGAACAAAACTGAAATTGATGCGCTGGTTAACCTGCTAATCCACAATATGCCGATAGACGCATTGGCTCGAGAGATTGAGCGGCGCAATGCTGAGCAAATGATGGCGGCAGAGTTTGCTGTATCGGACGTTGACCAAGGGCAAAACCCGTTCATGCAATAGTCTTTGACACAGAGCTAAAAGCGGGTTATATAAGCGCAATCGTACCGGCGCGTTTCACCGGGAAAATCCGTGGGTAACCATGAGCGAACCAAGAGAGACAACGCAAGTTGTCACAAGCGAGAACCAAGCCGAATTTTTTGCACAAAAACTGGGTTTAGCTCCCGAAGGTGAGATTGAGGCTGGTGAAGAAGCAGAGCCAATCGAATCTGAGGTTGAGAATGAGCCAGAAGCGGAAGATGAAGCACCAACCGTAGAAAGCGAAGGGAAACCTAGCAAGCTAAAAGCGCGGTTTTCAGAGCTGACTAAGCAACGCGAACAGGCTCGAGCTGATGCTCAGCGTGAGCGTGATGCCAGGGAAGCGCTGGAAGCACGGCTGGCGGCTTTGGAGCAAGGACAGGCGCCGAGACAGGCTCCTGTTGCTGATGCCAAGCCTACGCCGGATCAATTCACGGATGCTTTTGAATATGCAGAAGCATTGGCTGAATTTAGCGCTGAAAGGGCACTCAAAGAGCGAGATCGGCAGGATTCAGAAAGGCGAGCGCAAGAGCAACAGGCGAAGGTCGTACAGACTTGGACCAAACGGCTCGAGGCGGCAAAGGCTGAGATTGACGATTTTGATGAAATGGTGGCGTCGAGCGATGTTGTTGTACCGAATCACATTCGGGACGCAATATTAGAGTCAGACGTAGGACCCCAAATCCTGTATCACCTTGCATCAAATCAAGATCAGGCCAGAACCTTTAATGATTTGACGCCGGCTCAAGCGTTGAGAGCTATTGGTAAGCTCGAAGCAAAGTTTGAGAAATCTGAAACTAGCAAACCTGAACGATCTGTGGTAAAAAGCAAGGCACCAGCCCCGATTAACCCTATAAAGTCAAGCAACGCAACCGCTGATAATCTTGTGAATTCCAAAGGGGAGTTTCATGGGACTTACGCAGCATGGAAAGCGGCTAGACAAGCCGGCAAGATCAGGTAAACAGATTTAATGCGTCTATGACGCGAAGGAAATAAAATGGCAAATACCTTACTTACGATTAGTAAGATCACCAATGAAGCTCTTATGGTTTTGGAGAACGAACTTACGTTCACCGGAGAAGTAAACCGTGAGTATGATGATCAATTTTCTATATCAGGGGCCAAAATCGGGGCCACGGTCAATGTCCGTAAACCAGCACGGTTTATCGGAACCACGGGACCCGCACTCTCTGTCGAGGACTTCAACGAGACGAGCATTCCCGTCACGCTGAATACCCAATTCCACGTTGATACGCAATTCTCAACCGCGGATCTGGCTCTTTCGCTGGATATGTTCTCGGATCGCGTGATCAAACCTGGCGTTGCTGCTATCGCCAACAAGATCGACCGTGACGGTTTGGTTTTGGCTAAAAACAACATCGCTAACATCGTCGGCACTGCTGGCGTACCACCTACCTCGCTGCTGACCTACCTGACCGGCCAGGCTTATCTGGATTCAGAAGGCGCTCCACGCGACGGTCGTCGTGCTTGCATCGTCGAGCCATTCACGTCTGCAACCATCGTTGATTCGCTCAAGGGCTTGTTTATGCCTTCGGCAAAGATCAGCGAGCAGTACGAGAAGGGCATGATGGGGACTGACTCGGCTGGTATGCGCTGGAAGATGGATCAGAACGTGGTCTCGCAGACGTTCGGTTCCTACGCTGGTGCAACCCTGTCGACCAACACCGCGACCTTCACCGGTTCGTTGACGTCTGGTTGGGCATCGTCATCGACGATCACCATCTCAGCAGCTTCGGCAGCGGCACCAATCCAGCAGGGCGACGTAATCACCATCGCTAACGTCTATGCGGTTAACCCGCAGAACCGTCAGCCTTACGGCACAAACCGCCTGCGTAACTTCGTTGTTACCAGCGCTGTGACCATTAGCTCAGGTGGCTCGGCATCGGTTACGGTTTCTCCTGCAATCATCACCGCTGGTCAATTCCAGAACGTGTTTGTTTCGGCTACCAGCAGCTCGGCTGTTGTTACCCCGTTCAACAACACCGGCACCGTTAGCCCACAAAATATTATTCTCCACCGCAATTGCGAAACATTGGCTTGCGCCGATTTAGAATTGCCAATGGGGGTCGTATTTGCTGGACGTGCATCGGACAAAGAACTCGGCTTGTCCATTCGTGTTTGTAGGCAGTATACAATCAATAACGACAGTATTCCTTGCCGTCTTGATGTGCTCTACGGTTGGGCGATGCTCTACCCAGAGCTTGGTTGCCGAGTCGCGGCTTAATCAATAAAGATTTAAGGAAATAAATCATGGCGAATCCGGGACCCGCAACTACCGTTGCCAATCATCCACAGGTGCTTGGTTCAAACCAGGCTCTGCGTTTGTTGGCGTCTTTCCAATCAGTCAGCCTAGCAGTGACGGGTGACACCGTTCTGCCAGTGCTTAACACGGGCAGCTACAGCGTTTCTAACGTCATCGTTACCAACGCTTCGGCAAACTTGAGCACAGCAACTGTCCCTTTTGCCGGTGTCTTTCCAGCGCCTGGCGCAAGCGGCACCGCAATCGTTGCCAATGCAACGCTCAGCGCATTGACCAGCGCCACGGTCGTGTCGCAGCGAACTGTAGCGTCTACGGCAGCGCAAACGGGTCAGAACCTGTACTTTAACGTCGGCACGGCAGCGTCTTACCCTGCTACCGTTGACGTGTTTGTGTACGGCTACGACCTTACGTTCCTGCCATAAGTTGGGCAAATAAGGAGAAAGCCGATCTCACAAGGGTCGGCTTTTTTCTTTAATTTTGGAATAGAAAATGTCACAGACCAATCAGGTAAACACGGTCACGTCTCAGAACGTGGTTCCCGTTGGAGCAACTTATGATGCCGACGGCAATTTTATTACTTTGGTTGGCAATGGTGGCCAGCCAATCAGCTCGGGCGGCGCACCGTCAACCGATACCTATGTGGTGCTTTCGGCATCGTCGAGCTTGCCCAATGATCGAGTTCTGACAGCCGGCAGCAACATTACGATCACCGATGGCGGCGCAGGTAGCACGGTCACCATTGCATCGACTGCGGGTGGCGTTTCTAACGTCGCAACGGGTACAGGGCTAACTGGTGGTCCGATCACGTCGACCGGCACGATTGCACTAGCAAACACTGCTGTCACCGCTGGAACCTACGGCACGTCTATCGGCATTCCGCAAATTACGGTTGACGCTCAAGGGCGCATTACTTCTGCTAGCACAATTGCAACAACCAGCAATAGCTACCAGGGGACGTGGAATGCCTCAACCAACACGCCAACGCTGACCTCGAGCGTAGGTACGCTTGGTTATTACTATGTTGTTTCGACGGCTGGCTCAACTAACCTGAACGGCATCAGCACTTGGGCAGTTGGCGATTGGGCGGTCTATAACGGCTCAGCTTGGCAGAAAGTCGCGGCAAGCGGTTCAAGCGCGTTCAGTACGCTGACCGTCACGGGTTTGACTGGTTATATGTACGCTAACGGCGCAAGCGCTGTAACGGCTGCAACGACAATCCCTAATGCTGGATTGACCAATTCATCGGTGACAGTTGGATCAACTGCGATCTCGCTTGGCGCGACTGCTGCAACGATTGCTGGGTTGACGTTGACCAGCCCGACGATGACCACGCCAACGCTCGGCACGCCGGCAAGCGTAACGCTAACCAATGCAACGGGTTTGCCATTGACGACAGGCATCACGGGCAATCTGCCGGTGACAAACCTCAACAGCGGAACCAGCGCATCTAGCACTACCTTCTGGCGCGGTGACGGAACCTGGGCGACGCCAGCGGCGAGCGCTGGAACCGTTACATCGGTCAACGTGGCAGGTGGCACAACTGGTTTGTCAACAACCGGCGGTCCAATTACCACGTCAGGCACCATTACGCTGACGGGTACATTGGCTGTTGCCAACGGTGGTACAGGCGTCACGACCAGCACCGGTACGGGCAACGTGGTTCTGTCAACTAGCCCGACGCTAACGACCCCGGTTTTGGGGACGCCGACAAGCGTCACGCTGACAAACGCGACTGGCTTGCCATTGTCCACGGGCGTCACGGGCAACTTGCCTGTATCTAACCTAAATGGCGGCACTAGCGCATCGTCTAGCACGTTCTGGCGTGGTGATGGTACCTGGGCATCGCCGTCTGGCTCTGGCACGGTGACGAGCGTTGGATTGAGTGCGCCGAGCATCTTTACGGTTACCAACAGCCCAGTAACGACGAGCGGAACATTAACGCTGTCATACTCAGGCACGGCGTTGCCCGTGGCTAATGGCGGCACAAATGCGACGTCAGCCAGCATCACGGCGTTCAATAACATCACGGGTTACACGGCGTCTGGGGCAACTGGTACGACCAGCACAAATATTGTGTTTAGCACCAGTCCCGCGATCACGACGGCGACGATGACCAACCCAACGGTCACCAACTACGTCGAGACGCTGTACTCCGCTAATACCAGCACGGCGATCACGGTCGATTTGGCAAACGGTACGGTTCAAAACCTGACGCTGACGGGCAATGCAACAATCACAATGCCGACTGCGGTTGCTGGCAAATCGTTTATTATCATCTTGTCGCAGGACGCAACCGGAAGCCGGACAGTTACTTGGTCAACCGTGTCATGGCCAGGAGCCACCGCTCCAACGGTAACTAGCACCGCAAGCAAAAAGGACATTTACTCGTTCTTTTCTAACGGCACTAGCTGGTTCGGAACCACAATCGGACAAAACTACACATAATGTTTGCCGCATCCAAATCAGGCCGAGCAGCGACGGCTGCTGCAACAGATCCTTTGTTTCCCTATGTCCCGTTGCTGTTGGAGTCAACCAGCACCAACGGGCAGCAAAACAATACGTTTCTGGACTCCAGCACCAACGCATACACCATTACCCGCAACGGAACCCCTACGCAGGGTTCGGTGACTCCGTATTGGCCGAATGGTCAATGGAGTAATTATTTCAATGGCAGTACGGACTATTTAACTGTTGCTTCAAACGCAGCATTAAATTTAACCGCCGACTTCACAGTTGAAACTTGGGCTTTTGCTACCGCAACAACAAATGCTGTTGACCAAGTTTTTAATTATGGTTTTTTCATTTTCATGTTATACCATAATGGAACCAGTTGGACGGTTGAAATTGGAAATGGCTCAAGTAATTATTTTACTTTAACTGGAACTGCAAGTTTAAACGCTTGGCATCATTTTGCAATTACAAGAAACGCAAATACATATACATTCTGGATAGATGGGGCGTCAGCAGCAACCACAACCAATGCGAACGCACCTGCCACTTCGGGAGCTACTCTAAGTATTGCTAGAAGTCAAGGTTCTAGTACTCAGTGGTTTACTGGCTACTTATCAAATTTTCGTATTGTCAAAGGCACGGCGGTTTACACCAGCGCATTTACGCCACCGACAACCCCGCTAACAGCAATCACCAACACTTCCCTGCTGACTTGTCAATCCAATCGGTTCATTGACAACAGCACCAACAACTTCACGATCACGGCTAACGGCACTCCCAAGGTCCAAGCATTCCAGCCGTTCTCGCCAACGGCATCCTATACCGCTGCGGCGTATGGGGGGAGTGGGTATTTCAATGGCAGTACGGATTATTTGACCGGAACCAGTCCAGATTTATCTGGGACTTGGACCATTGAATTTTGGTGGTATCCAACTAGTGTTTCCGCGCAACAAACAATTATTTCGTTTAACGCAGGATCTTATTCTGGAGTAAATATTCTTTGCACCACTTCTGGGCAATTAACTGTTGACAACGGAGTTACTGCTCAATCGTCATTTACTACTGTCGCATTCAAAGCAAACCAATGGAATCATGTTGCAATAGTAAGAAACGTAACAACAACCACGGGTTACATCAACGGTGCTGTCGCGGGAAGCAACTCGTTTACGCCGTTAACGACAAACTCGTTTTCCATTGGAAGATTTAATGTCTCTACATATAATTATGTAACTGGTTATATTTCAAATCTTCGGGTTGTTAACACAGTAGCCGTTTATACCGGCGCATTTACCCCACCAACGCTTGCCCCATTAACAACTGCTGGTTCCACAAGTGCGGCAAGTTACTCAAGCACAACCAACGTCAACACAAGTTTTGCCGGATCTAACACCAGTCTGCTGACCAACTTCACCAACGCGGGGATCTACGACGCTGCGGTGCAAAACAATGCGATCACGGTTGGAGATGCCCAAGCGTCAACCACGCAATACAAGTGGTCGCCAACGAGCATGAAGTTTGACGGGACTGGGGATTGGCTGACGGCGATTGACAATCCGCAGCTCCAGCTTGGCACGGGCGATTTTACGATTGATGGTTGGCTTTATTTGTCTGCCAACGGCGTTGTTTACGGGCTTGTCAGTAAAGGGACGGCGACAACGGGATGGTCGGTCAACGTAACGGTATTGAACAAACTTCAATTCAGTTACACAACATCCAACTTGACCGGCACAACAACATTAGCCACAGGCACTTGGTATTATTTTGCTGTGGTGCGATCTGGCAGCGCGACCGGAAACCTAAAAGTTTATCTGAATGGATCAGTTGAAGCTACTAGCGGCGGCGCTGTGACGGACAACTTTAACCAAACAAGCATTTTGTATGTCGGTGCGGATCGGGTTGGCGCAATGCCTGTAAACGGGTATTTGCAAGACGTTCGGATTACGAAATACGCTCGCACCATTACGACGCCAACAGCAGCATTCCCAACGAGGTAATTATGCAGCTCGCTAATCAAGATTTGGTCATCAAAGACCACACAGAATGGTTTCCCAATACATCGTTTGGCGACCGCGGTCCATCTTTGGAGTGGATTGCCGAACAGGGTTACTATGTCATTTCAGTTTGGAAGCCATATGACCACGCAACTGAAAAGCTGGTTTCTGCCGCTCCGCATCTTTGCAACGGAATGTGCTGTTTGGTTGCCGTGGAGCCTTTGACTGCTGACGAACTTAAAACGCGGGTTGACACTCAATGGGCCGTAATCCGTAGCCAGCGCAACCAGATGCTCAAGGACACGGACTGGACGCAAGTGGCTGACGCTCCGGTGGACAATCTGACGTGGGCGGTCTACCGGCAAGAGCTGCGGGACATTACGACTCAGGACGACCCGTTCAACATTACCTGGCCGAAAGAGGGCAAGAATGTATAACTCGCCATTTACCCCATTTGGCCCGACGTACCTTGTCGGCACGTCATCAGTGCAGGTGGCGTCAAAAAACAATGACAACCCATCGAGCTATCGAATCCGCAACACCAGCGCTTCGGTGCAATACATCAGTTGGGTTCCGGCTGCGCCAGGCAATGCAACGCCAACCATCACCGTGACGGCTCCAACAGCCGGCGTGCCATCAGCGGCAACGCTTGGTTTCTTGCCGAGTTCGGTTGAGGTGATCGGCGGGATCCCTCCGAATGCGTGGTTCAAAGCTGACGCTGCTGGCGCTTTTGAGGTTACTCCGGGCGAGGGACTGTAATGGCACTCAGAGCAACGTCTGGCGGCAGCGGTGGTGGTGGTGGCTCTGGAACCGTCACCACCGTATCTGTTACTTCGGCCAATGGTCTTGCCGGAACCGTTGCCAATCCAACAACGTCGCCAGCGATCACGCTATCGACCAGCATCACGGGCGTTCTGAAGGGCGATGGAACGGCCATCAGCGCTGCAACGGCCAACACCGACTACCTTACCCCGCCGAGCGGCACGGCGCTGCTTAAAGCGGGTTCTGGCGGTGCTTTGGCTAATGCGGCAGCAGGTACGGATTACCAGGCTCCAATTAGTTTAACCACGACCGGGACGAGTGGCGCGGCGACGTTTGCCGCTAACGTGCTTAACATTCCAAACTACGCTGCCGGCGCTGGATCTGGAACTGTTACAAGCGCATCGGTTGTCTCTGCCAATGGTTTTGCCGGTACGGTTGCTACGGCTACCACGACGCCAGCGATCACGCTGACAACAAGCGTCAGCGGCGTGTTAAAGGGCAATGGCACGGCAATCTCAGCGGCTACTGCGGGAACGGATTATCAAGCTCCGATCACGTTGACCACAACTGGCTCGACGGGTGCTGCGACGTTTGCTGCTGGCACGTTGAACATTCCCAACTACAGCGCGGCGGGAACGGTCACCAGCATCACGGCTGGCACGGGATTGACTGGTGGCACGATCACCAGCAGCGGCACGATTGCGATTGATTCGACGGTTGCAACGCTGACTGGCAGTCAGACTCTAACCAATAAGACAATCACGGGGCTTACAAGCGCTTCAACAGTTCTTGATAGCGCAAGCAACCCTTATGCGGTTGGTTATCGCACGATGCCGCAATCGGGCAACACAAGCGGCACGTTGGTGCTTTCCGATAGTGGCAAGCATTACTACCTCACGTCTGGCGTCACGGTTCCGTTGAATTCATCGGTTGCTTTTGATGTTGGCACGGTAATCACAATTGTCAGCAACAGCACGGCAATCACGATTACTCCAGCGTCTGGCGTTACGTTACAACTTGCGAATTCTTCATCTGCTGGCACGCGGTCATTGGCAAGCAACGGGATTGCAACGCTGGTGAAGGTTGCAGTTAACACTTGGTACGTTTCGGGTACGGGCGTTACATGAGCGGTTTTTTGGGAATTATGTTTTCGGGTGGCGGCGGTGGCATTACGCCACCTCCTGTTACCCCGTCTGAATATGTTTCGTTTTTAGGATATGGAACCTCAAATGCAGTCAAAGCATATCCTTGGAATTCAACGACTGGATATGGTTCGATTTACACATCGCCAACCACAGTTCAACAATTTGAACAAGTTTCTTTTGTACCAGACAATTCAACTATTTCTGTTTCGGCAGTAACGGCTCCGTATTTTTCAGTTTTTCGATGGTCAACGCTTGGATTTGGAACAAAATATGCAAATCCAGCCAGCCCATTAAGTCCTGTTGGGAATGGCGCAGTTTCTTATGTTTGGTCAAAAAATGTTGACGCTCTGTTGACTGTTAACCAAGCATCTGTAGATTCAAGGCCACAAGCATGGGCTTGGGATGTTGTTAACGGGTTTGGAACCAAATACGCCAACGGAACAGCGATAACTTATGCTCGAAGCATGACCTTGAGCGGTGATGGGACGTTGGTGGCGTTTTCTTCAAGTCCTGACAACGCGATTCATTTGTATCCCTGGTCATCGTCTGGCTTTGGCACAAAATACGCAAGTCTAACTTTCAGCGTTCAGTTGGCTCAAAGGCAGTCACTTTCCTTTAATAAAGTGACAAATGACATTGCGACTGGCGCCACGTCATCGCCATTTATTTTTGCCTATAGCGTAAGTTCTGCTGGATTTGGCACGCAATATTCAACTCCGTCAACGGTTTTACCAGCCGGAACAAATGGTTTGCAATTTAGTCCAGACGGTTCGGTCGTTGCAACGGTAAATTTTGGCTATCCTCCTGTTAACGTCTATAGATGGGGCGGCGGGTTTGGTTCAAAATATTCTTACCCGTCGTTTGAATTTATTGGAAGTCAAACAATGGATTGGACGAGCACTTCAAATGCAATCGGATTTACGTCAAGAACCCAAAGTCCATATCAAGAAGTTTATAGATGGTCTGCGGCTGGATTTGGAACTAGATACAACCGACCAGCAACTTCTGTAATCTATGCTACCGGTATTTCTTTCTCTAACAAATCAAGGTAAAAAATGCTTACCAATCAGGAAAAACAATCTGGTTTTGTGATGAATGCTTTTCATCGTGAAATGGAAATCTACGGCTACCAGATCAACATCGACAACTACACGACCATGTTGGCAGCATTACCGGATGATGCCTGGCCAGTCAATCTTGAGGCATTCAAGACCGTCAAAACCGAGGATTTGCCGCATGAGTTGAGCGACGATCAGGTTACTCAGATTGGCGATTATCAGTACCGCGACCGTTTGCGCGTTCTGGTTCGTACTGAGAAGGCTGAACAAAACAAGTCGATCCGCATCCGTGACGTGCTCAAGGCACAGATCGGCGCAGACTACGACTCATTGGTTGCTGCATTTAAGGCATCACAGGCTCAATAATGGCTGTCAAACTTTCCCCGTTAGCTGGCGCTGGTTGGCAGTTCTTCGACAATCTCGGAGTGCCGCTGGCCGGCGGTCTGTTGTATACGTACACCGCAGGAACCACGACGCCACAAGCGACGTATACCAGCGCAGCGGGGAACATTGCCAATGCCAACCCGATTGTGCTGGATGCCGCAGGGCGCACCGCTAATCAGGTTTGGCTGACAACGGGTGGTGCTTATAAGCTGGTGCTACAGACCAGCACAGCGGTCACAATCGGCACTTACGACAACATCTCTGGCATCAACGATTTGACGGGTCTGACGAACGGATCGTCAATTCTGCGTGGGGATGGATCTGGCGGGATTGCAAACGTCACGGTCGGATCTGGTCTGAGCTTTGTTGCTGGGACCCTTTCAGCAACTGGGCAATCGTTGCCAAGTAGCGGCGGCGGTTATCTTTATCGTGATTCTGGAACCTCAACGCTTAACTACGACGCGATCATCAAGCGTGCAGCGTTGCCGGTTGCCACGACTGCTCAGATTGGGGCGTTGCGTCCTGATGGCACGACGATCACGATTGGCGGGGCCAACAACGAGATTATCAGCGCTGTTTCTGTTACTCCAACGGTCAGCACCGGCGTTCTGCAATTTAGCTTGTATTACAAGGTCACCAGCGGATCAGATACGTTTACCGTGCCTGCCGGTGTCACTCGGCTGCGAGCCACGATTGGCAGCGGCGTTTACTCAAACGGCACGACCGTAATTTACACGGTTGCGGCTGGGTTTGTTACGGTGACGCCTGGTCAAACGATTGCGGTTACCGTTGCATCTGGTGGCGGCAATACATCGCTTGGTGCTTTTCTCACGGCGCAGGGTCCGGGCACCAGCAGCACGCCAGGGCCGGCAGGCGGCACAGCGCTGAATTCAACATTCTCAATTGGGTCAGTCAATTACATCGGCAAGAGTTTTGACGGGACGCTGGCCAACGAGTGCCGAGGAACAACCAACATTGTCCCGGTGCAGGCGTTGTTTGACGGGGCGTCTCCTCCGACGTTGAATGGCTACGTAATCATCGAGTATTGATCATGACTGCGCCAATTGAAATCATTTCGCGGTCTCTGAAAGACATCGGTGCGCTCGAGGCTGGTGAGACGCCAACCGCTGACGCAGCTCAAGACGCATTCGATATGCTCAACGACATATTGGATCAATGGTCTAACGAACGAATGATGATCTCCTACCAGACTGAGATCATTTTTCCGACTGCTACCAATCAGGTGCAGTACACGATCGGACCAGGCGGTCAGGTTGGCGCGGTATTCACCGGCAGCATCTCCGGCACAACGCTCACCGTCACGGCGTTGACTAGCGGATCGGTGCAGCTCGGGCAGACGCTGGTTGGATCTGGCATCGCGTCTGGCACGACCATTGTGCAATTCAACTCGGGCGCAGGCGGCAACGTAAACGAGCTTGGTACGTACACCGTCAGTACAAGCCAGACGGTTGCCAGCACGACAATCACTGCTAGCTACCAGCGACCCGTAAGCATCAACAGCGCATTTGTGCGGGTTATCAACCAGTCGGGCGGCGGTGGTCAATCGCAGAACTCGCTGGATTATCCGGTGGCGTGCATTGGGCTGGATCAATACGAGCTGATTGGACTCAAGAGTCTTAACGGACCCTGGCCAAAGGCGCTCTACTACCAGCCGGCAGAGCTGCTTGGCACGATCTATCTGTGGCCAGCTCCGGCGCAGGGCGAGATGCACGTGTTTGCCGACACAATGTTCCGGCGCTACGGCAACTTGTACGAGTCAATTGCGCTGCCACAGGGCTATTTGATGGCTCTGCGCTGGTGCCTGGCCGAGCGTCTGTGCCCAATGTACGGCAAGGGTTCTACAACTCAGCTCGCAATGCTAAATGCGTATGCAGCGCAAGCCAAAGCCACGCTCAAGCGCACTAATATGCGTCCGAGCCTGACTGCTCAATTCCCTGACGTGCTGTTTAGCGGAAAAGCCAAAGATGCAAGCTGGATCTTGACTGGTGGGTTTGTTTAATGGCTGACTTCGGTTTTGTTGGGGCGTCTTACGAAGCGCCAACTATTTACCAGGATGCACAAGAATGCATCAACTGGTATCCAGAGGTTGACATTGTAAAACCCGAAGGCGCTCGAGGCGTTATTGCTCTGCTGCCGACGCCTGGCTATCGCACCATCGTCACGCTGCCAAATGGTCCCGTGCGTGGAATGCGAACCATGACACCGTTTGGTCAGATGATCGCGGTCGCTGCGAACAAAGTCTATTTGATACAAGCTAACTGGTCATATACAGAGGTAGGGACGCTCACGACGTCATCTGGACCCGTGAGTATTACCGAGACTCAGACGACTGATGACGGGGTTAACAACGGCACCGTGGCGTATCTTTCTGATGGCGTTGCGCGGTATTTCTACAATCTGACTACTGCAACATTTGCCCAACTGACAAGCGATGGGTTATGGGCTGGTGCAACGGTTGTCGATTATGTCAACGGCTACGTGGTTTACAACAAGCCCGACAGCCAACTGTTTACGGCAACAGATGCAGGGTCCGTCTACAACACCGGCGGGTTGTTTGGACGCAAGGACGGTGGATCGGAC